AAAAAGAGAGACTTAATGTTTTTAAGAACTCTCTTCTTCATACAGCTTATTACTGTGATTATTGCAGTGATAGTAATTGCTATTTGTATATGGATACTATTAGCGAAATAAGAGCAATGATAACAGAAATAACAGACAAAACAGTGTTGAAAATCACAATACCTTTTGTCCAGAACCATTCTTTACGAATTGCTTTGACAAGCTGTTTATCATTTTCTAAAAATTTTAAAATTTCATCTTGAACCTTTTGATTTTTGGAATAGTCAGAAGATTTCATTTTATCAATGGTTTCTTCATCTGGTTTATCAAGATGCGGTAAAGGATTTTTAGACATAGTATACCTCCTAAGGAGATTATAACACAGAAAGGAGTACAGAAATGTATATTCCACCATTTCAATTAGGAATATTTGTAGGAGTTGTAGGAGTAATTGCACTTGAAATCATAGCTGTATTAATCGACGACTACAGAAGCAAAAAGAGAAGAGAAGAACGAAAGAAATAAAAATGCCCCATGCGGCACTGGAACTACCACACAGGGCGAATGTAACCACTAACCATAGCTTAGCGGTAAGGAAATTATAACACAATTTTTTTAACACCGCAAGAAAGAGGTGCGGAATGGAAGATAAGACAAAGCAGTGGAAAGACTTAGAAGAATACTTTGCAACAGAGGTAATTGAGCAAAGTAAACGGACAGCAAAAAGATGGTTTGCAATCTGGCTAATTACATTCATTGCATTGGTAGCGACAAATACAGTGTGGATATATGTGTTTAACTCATATGAATACGTTCAGCAGGACGGAAGCGGAGTTAACAACTATCACACCGACATTGATGGAGACTTAAAGAATGGGACAAAGAATTAAAGCCAAGAAGAACGGAAAATACAAGAAAGTAGCGTTCAGACAGGCAGGAATGAAGAAAAGAGGATACTACCGCAGGAAGAAGCGGAGAAAGTGAGGTAAACATGGAGTACCCGAAACCAGTTATGAAGATGGGAGAGCTTGTGAAAATGGGGTTCCCGAGGTCGTTTCTGGATGAAGCTTATCGGGAACGTGGACAAGACTTTGCACAAAAAGGTCCTAAGTCCAATTCTCCTATATTTTTCGATACAGAAAGATTTGAAAAATGGAGAATAAGAAAGCTAACAAATGAGAACCAAGCAATGCAGAGAGGAGGGTTTTAAATGAAAATGGGAGCATTCATGATGGGGTGTGGGCTGTTAGTCTGCGGATTAGATTTAATGCCATTCTGGTTTATGGGTACTTGTGTAGCCGCAGGACTGGCATTAATCGCACAAGAGCGTGATGGATGGAAATGAAAAAAAGCACCCAGACGTGCAGGTCTAAAGTGCTTAACAAAAAATGCATAACAACAGTATAGCAGGAAAAGGAGAATGTGACAATGATTTTAATAGCAAAAAAGGAATTTAAAGACAGCGTGAAAGAAGTTATGGTTGATGCCGTTAAAAACAGTAGAATGCCAGAGTTAACAGAAAAAGAGAAGGTAAGCGGTGATAGAGAAATTATAAGAACACTCTCTAGATTCTATGAAGAAGTAGTAAAAGAGTTGTTTGATAAACAAGAAGAATGGCTGTATGACAAAAAAGAATTGTTTGAATTAGCAACGGACATCTTAGATTACAATATTGAACAAAACAAAGACCCTATCGTGATTCTTGAAAGTATGATGTGCTTGGGAAGCTTGGCGGTGTTATACGACATTATCGAAAAGAACCACAGAGAAAAAGATATTGAAGAATTTGACGTAGAAGAGATTCTTAAAGAAGCAAAAGGGTGTGAGTAGTCATGATTATCACAGGATACACAAATGAATACGGAACAGTAATCCCTATGGAAGATGCAGATGATTATATCAAGAAGAGGATTAAAGGAAATAAAGAAGATAGACAGTGGTTTATCGACTATGCATGGGATGCACTGATGAGAAACACTGATGAAAATGTAAGCCTTAAAGAAGCATACTTTAATGATGTATGCAGTGTGAAAGAGGTCGATGAACAGGGAAATATTAAAGAATACATCGAAGAATAAGGAGTAAAACATGGCTAAATTATATGAGATCAAAAACGAATTTAATGAACTACTTTTAATGGCAGATGAGCAAGGGTTATCCTTTGATGATATTAAAGACACTATGGACGGAATCGAATTTGAGTTTGAAGAAAAGGCTGATTCTACCGCAAAGATGATTAAAATACTGATCGCTGATGCGGATTCAGTAAAAGCAGAGAAAGACAGGTTAGCAAAAAGAGAGAAAGCATTGAGAAACAGTGCGGACAACTTAAAGAAGTATCTTGAAACAATGATGCTTGAAGTAAAAAAGAAGAAGTTTAAAACAACACTGTTTAGCTTCAATATCCAGAAAAATCCTAAAACTGTAAAGGTAGAAGTTGAGGAATTGTTACCTAAAAAGTATCTGATTAAACAGCCAGACAAGGTTAACAGGAAACAGCTTCTTGATGATTTGAAAGCAGGAGTGCTTGAAGAAAATGAAAACATGAGACTGGTACAGACTGAAAGTTTAAGAATCAGATAGGAGATAAGAATATGACGATACATGAAAAAATGATGAAGATTCAGACAACATTGAAAGCACCTAAGAATCTGTTTAATTCATTTGGTAATTACAAATACAGAAACGCAGAGGGAATCTTAGAAGCCGTGAAACCATTATTGGCAGAAAACAAATTATCTATGTACATATCTGATGATGTGCAAGCGGTAAATGATCGTGTGTATGTAAAAGCTACAGTATCTATTTTTGATATTGAGACAGGCGAAAGTGTTATGGCTACGGCATCCGCAAGAGAAGCACTCAATAAAAAAGGTATGGACGATTCACAGATAACAGGAACAGCATCATCTTATGCACGTAAGTATGCCTTAAATGGAATCTTCTTATTAGATGATACAAAAGATGCAGACACAGACGAAAACCAGAAAGAACGTACTGCAAGAGCTAATAAGCAGGAACAGGAAAAGAATAAAGAAAAACTTGATCAGATGAAGATTTCTCTTGTAAAACAGAAAACATTATTGGATTTGTGCGAAGATGAAAAGTTTGACATCAATAAGATTTTGAAATCTTACAAACATGAATCTATCAAAGATATTACAGAGGGGCAGTACAAGTACATTGTAGCCAATAAAGACAAAGAGAGTGTAAGAAAGCTGTGGGCAGTTGATGGAAACGAAAGCTAAAATTCATGACATCTCAATTGATTTTGAAAGTGGTAAGCAGGTTATTTCCCTTGTGTGTGAAAAAGACATACGAGGGGAATATGACCGACTAAAAGACAAAGAATGTCGGCTTAAGGTTGTTCAGTACCGTGAGGGCAGGAGTTTAGATGCCAATGCATACTTTCATGTACTGGTTGGGAAGATTGCAGAAGTAACGGATAACAGCAAGGTATATATAAAGAACAAACTCATAGCAGAGTACGGACAGCATGAGATTATAAATGGTTCTCTTGTATCACTTCCGTTGGATAACGATATAGAAGTGTACGACCTTGAATTTTGCCACCTACAACCGACAGCCAGTACAACTACCAATAAGGCAGGTAAGTTGTTCAGAATCAATCTGGTAATGCGTGGGAGCCATACCTACGACACAAAGGAAATGTCTGAACTGATAAAAGGAACTGTTGCAGAAGCAAAAGAGCTTGGAATTGAGACAGCAACACCGCAGGAGATAAAAGAAATGGAAGAAAGGTGGAGAGTAAAACTTGAAAAAGCTAACTAGTGTATTTACAGAAAATATGGACTGTTGCATTTACACAGGTTCTTACATAGTGGAAAGACATCATATTTTCGGTGGTTCTAATAGGAAGAAAAGTGAAAAATATGGATTTGTCGTACCACTAAGACCAGACTTTCATCCGAACGGTGTACATTTTAACAGAAAAAATGGAGACATAGATACAAAGCTTAAGACGATGGCTCAAACATATTATGAAGAGAATATCGGTAGCAGGGAAGAGTTCAGAAAGGAGTTTGGGAAATCATGGCTGTAACATACACAATCCAAGGAAGACTTGACGGACTTAACACTTTTATTTATGCAAACAGGACCAATCCCTACAAAGGTGCCAGATGCAAAAAAAACAATCAAAAAATTTGCAAGGCATACATACCACAATGGCTAAAGAAAAAGCAGATAAAATTTCCAGTGATTCTGGAAATTAAGTGGTATGAAAAGAATAAAAGACGTGATCCAGACAATGTCTTTTCGGCTATTAAGTACATATTAGATAGCTTGGTAGAAGCAGGAGTGTTTCCAAACGATGGTCAGAAACAGGTAGAGGGTATCGTTAACTGGATAAAGGTCGATGCAAAGAATCCAAGAATCGAGATAACAATCTACGAAGACGGAGACAAATATTAAGCAGGAGGGCAATGATGCAAATAAACATAAATGCAAATTGGGAATGGTATGAAAATACAAATGTATTTAGATTGTTTTATCATTGCCTACTGCATACAAATTTAGAGGACAAGCGGTACTGTGGAAAAGAGATAAAGGCAGGACAATTTGTTTCAAGTCGTGCAAGAATATCCGCAGAAACAGGGCTAACAGTAGACCAAGTCAGAACTGCTCTTAAGAAGCTAAAGGACACAGGGTACATATCCACAAAAAGCACAAATAAATACACGATATACACAGTAAATGAGTATCAGAAGTACATAGATTGTGGACAAGTTGCAGAAACAACTACCGAGGAAAACACGGTGGTTGAAAATGGAACAAAAATGGAACAACCAGTGGAACGAAAAATGGAACAAACAGACAAAAACGCAAAGAAAAATTGCGAGAAATCAAAAGAAAATTGCGAAAAGTCGAACAAAAAAGCAATCAATGAATGTTTTGAAAGACTCTGGAAACAGTACCCGAATAAACGTGGTAAAGGGCAGGTATCCGACACAAAGAAAAAGACTCTGTATGAGATAGGAGAAGAAAAAATAGAAAGAGCTTTGAAAAGGTATCTGGATGATTTATCTAAGGACAGTAGTTGGAGAAAACCACAGAACGGTTCGACATTCTTTAACAGCGGTTACGTGGATTACCTTGACGAGAACTACGAGAAACCACCAGAACCGAAGCCGCAGCGGAATCCTGCAAGTGTCTTAGAATGCGAGAGAGACTATGACTTTGATAATTTAGAGCAACAACTATTAGAAAAGCAGTTTGGAGGAAATAAATAATGAAACAGATTGAACAGACAATTAGTAGTTTAGAAGTAGCAGAAATGGTAGGAAAAGATCATAAAAATTTGATTAGAGATATTCGCACATATTGCGATGGAATTTCACAGCTCAGTTTTGAGCCGTCAGATTATTTTATAGAATCTACATATAAAAATGAGAGGGGCAAAGAATATCCTTGTTATAACGTAACTAAAAAGGGTTGTGAATTTGTTGCTCATAAATTAAAAGGAATTAAGGGCACAGAGTTTACAGTAAAGTATATTAATAAATTCCACGAAATGGAGCAGGTTATTACAGACCATATCCCACATGGGAAAGAATTACTAGCACTGGCAGTTTTAGAAGCTCAGAAAACAATAGAAGATTTACAAGCGAGTAATACAGCATTGATTAAAGATAACGAAAGGATGAAGCCGAAAGAAATTTTTGCTGATGCTGTAACAGCAAGTAAAGATTCAATTTTGGTTGGGGACTTTTCGAAAATTCTTAAGCAAAAGGGAATTGACATTGGACAAAACAGACTATTCCAAAAATTTAGAGATCAAGGATATTTGATATCACGTAAAGGGCAAAGTTGGAATATGCCAACGCAAAGAAGTATGGAAATGGGACTTTTTGAAATTGAAGAAAGAACTATCACAAATCCAGACGGAACAGTAAAAATTAGAAAGACAACAAAAGTAACAGGCAAAGGGCAACAGTACTTTATCAACAAATTTCTTTCACAAAAAGAAATCAATACACAATTAACGATACAAGAGGTGTGATATGGGGTATAAGAAATTCACAACAGAATTTAAAAGAAAAGTTGTTGCGGAAAGTAACGCAAGACATGAGGTAAAGAGCGTTGCGAAAGAATACGGCATTGATTCATCAACCCTTTTTAAATGGAAAAAACAGAACTTAGATGAAGACAAAGAAGAAAACGCCCCATATTCTCGTGAATACATAAAAATGGTAGTAAAGACAAGACTGACAAAAAACAATACGTCAAAATCTTGCTCACAAATGTTTAAGATTCCAGAGTATTTGATTACATTTTGGACAGAAAAATTTGGGAATGAAGTAAGAAAAGAAATTGAAGCAGAACAGAAACGTAACAAAAGGAAACCTAGAGGTATTCATGTCACATCTAGTGCAGTTTATTGGAAATAAAAACTAAATAATACTTTTCTGGTTTGAGTCTCTGCCTAAGTAACTGTAAATAATGTTTTTTTGTATTTTCAGATTCTTCCATTTTTCATTTTTATTGGGCAGAGAGTCAAGCCAGAAAAGGCTTGTTGCACAGCAGGATTTTTATATACCACACGAACAATTAAATAAGAATCCTCGCAACGCATAAGTACAATACAGCTATTGTATAAGTCATGATTTCCCCTGCTATTAACGGCAGGGGAGAGAATGGACAGTAAAGGAGAAAGAAATGAAATTAGAAGAAGCTATTAAGCACGCAAAAGATGTTGCAACAAAGAAATATAGACAGGCTATGTTACATCGTGCAAATGCAGAGGATGAAAAACTTGACAGGTGTATTGAATGCATGAAAGAACATGAACAACTTGCAGAGTGGTTGGAAGAACTGAAAGAGTTGAGAGAATACAAGAAAAAGATGAAAGCACAGTTTCTTGATGATATTGAGAATCCGTTGGAACCAATTAAGCTAAGCAGTGCGTTAGAATCAGAGATATTTAAGTATGAGTATAGGGCAGAACATGATCCGCAAAAGATTAGTCCTTTAGATTATACAATCATATATGCATTAAAACATTGTTTGGAAGAACAACTGAAAGAGGTGGAAGAAGATGAAAATTAATGCAAAACAACCAAGTATTAAAACATACACATTAAGTCATTTCAAGATTGGAGATGTATGTATGGGTGTGAGAGATGAACATTATTATCTTGTAGTTAAATCAGAAAAAGAAAAGAAACAGCTTGTTGATTTGACAGAAAACGAGATTATAAGAGATGCAGGATACATGAGATTTATACCTGCGACAGCAGAACTTAATATCAAGGATGTGGGGTAAAAGAAAAATGCCAGTAGCAAGATGTAAATATTGTAATAATTGGTTATTCAATGAAGACGTTGGAAGAGAGTATATACAAATAAATTCAGATATGAAAATACAAAGCAAATTTATTTGTCTTAAATGTGAAATGGAGTTAAGAAAAGAAGATTTCTTTGAGCCGTACAGAAGTATGATGAAGTAAAGGAGAAAAAACAATGAAAATATATTCACCTCGTTCAGACAAAGATATAGATTTTCTTAGAGTTGACACGAAAATAGGTGGCGTAACTTTAGAATTTAGAAGAAGTGGCGAGGAACAAACAGGGTTTAACCCACGAAACAGTTCTCGTATAACTTTTGATGACACTTTTGAAATAGATAATCTCATCATGATGTTGACAAAACTAAAAGAAATTGCTGCGGATCACTACGGAGACTGGAAAGTCAGTAACGGGAGAGGAGAATATCTATGACAATAGCACAGCAGGTAGCACACGACTTTTTAGAAAGCATAGAAAAGATGATTACGGCAAATAAACTAGATGTTGGAGTATTGGATACGAAAATTTCTTATCAATCTTGCGAAGAAGCAATGATGAGTGTGACTGATACAAAAACAGGTTCTATTATTGCAACAATGAGATTAAATTTAAATGCCAACAAACTAAAAAGAGAAATGCAGGAAAAAGAGTTAGAAAACTATTGTCGTAAAAGAGTGTGCACTATTTGCATTTTTAAAGGGCAAGTACAGTGCATAACGAGAAAAATTAGTTATGGAACAGCTACTTGTAAAGAGGTAGAGGAAAGCTATAGAAAGATGGTGGAGAATAAAAAATGACAAGAGAAGATATAATCACTAATTTAAGATATTGGTGTAACAATATTGATAAACCATGTGAAGAATGCAAAATACATGATATATGTGTCGTTCGTGATCACGTGCAGACATTTGATTCTATGGACGATAAAAAGTTACAAGAATATTATAAATTGATGTATGGAAGTGAAGTGAAAGTAGAGAAAATGGAACCGGTAAAAGTTTTAGAGCAGATAACAAAAATAACTTATCCAGAAAAAATGAAAGACGTGTTACCAATGAAAGAATTTGTAAAAAACTTTTTGGAAAAAGGATACAAAGTTGAAATACTAACACACTCAGTTAGTAATGATTTAGATGTGGTTGTTTATAAAGAAGTGGAGATGAAAGAATGATACTAAAAATCTTACTTGTTATCATAGGTGTTTTCTTAGGACTGGTAGGCAGTGGTTTCTGCCAGTCCGCTAAAGCAAGAGATACGATCACAATGACGTTAGAAGATTATAAGCATATGGGAGAAATATTACACAGTTTGCCGATAAGAGAACGGCACAAAGCCTTAAAGGGAAAGACGTGGCGTTATACAGGTGTCCTAAATGTAAAAGCTATGTAGCAGAATGGACAGAAGTTTGTGAGTGTGGGAACCGGTTAGACTGGGGAGAAAGTGAGGACTTACATGTTAATAATGACAAAAGATAGAGAGATTCTGAATCTTGATAATGTTCTTGAAATTCGGGCAAGCGAAGAGAATGTAGAATGTGAGCTAATGAATGGATATATTTACACAATACAATCATTCAAAACACATAAAAAAGCAGAAGATGCATTAGATAAGATACTTAATCAATATGACAGAGGACAAAGGGTTATCAAGTTATAAAGGAGCGTTATAAATGAATAACAAGATAAAAGAAAATGACAGTCCATCTTTAGCACTTGTAAACAGTGTAAGAGCTTGGGAACGACCAGATATTAATAAGATTGAGCCTAAAAAGGAAATAGAAGCTGTTATCAAGGAAATATTAGACAACACACCGAAAAAACCAAAGACAGGAGCAGGCTATTTAAGAATGAAAAGAGGTAATATAAATGAACGGTAAAGAATATCAAACAAAAGCAATGCGAACTAATGACGGATTAGGAACAGAAAGAATAATGAATATGGCTGATAATTTGGAACAGGGAGTAGAGGACAGCATACCAGACACTGGGATTGACTTTGGCGGAATTATTAACGGCTTATTCGGATTATCTGGAGAAGTTGTAGAACTTACTGATATGGTTAAGAAATGGATATTCCATGAAAGTAATTTTGACGAGGAACACGCAAAAAAAGAACTTGGGGATGTAATGTGGTATGTTGCTATGATTTGTGAATCATTTAATTGGTCGTTGGATGAAATTATGCAAATGAACATTGAAAAATTAGAGAAACGTTATCCAAATGGATTTGACGTTATCAAAGCAAATAACAGAAGTCCAGAAGATGTATAAAGTGGGGGCGTTATTATGAGAGGGAAAGATAATCCGTGTTATGGGTGCACAGAAGCCACAGGAAGAACTTATAATTGCCATACCCTATGTGACGGCTATAAACAGTTTCAAGACGATTGTAAGGAAGAGAAGAACGTTATCAAAAGGAAAAATCCTTATTATAAGTCGTTATCAAAAGAAAAATTTATGAAACGGAATGCTTTAAACAGGAACAGGAGGGGAAGAAAATGATTAGTACAGCTAAAGCAATAAAGAAAACCAGAGAAGCACAAGGAATGACACAAAAAGAACTTGCTGAAAGATGCGGTTATACAGTCACTGATATTAAAGCATATGAACTTGGGGAAAAAGAACCAAAACACATTAATCTTATGACTATAGCAGGAGTATTGGGTGTTACGATGTATGAGATGTTTGAAAGAATGGAAGAGATTGAAGAACCAGAGAATCTAAATCTTGATGTTATCAGAAACGCACTAAGTGCCAGTAAAGCTATTGTAGAAACACCATTGGACAAAATAACAGTGATGGCATTTGAAGAGCTTATACAGTACAAAGAGACAGGACTAACACCCGATGAAATTAATGGGATGAAAAAAAGACACGAAAAAATTGACCTTATGGCGACTGAATATGATAATATTTGCGAGAAATACGACAAACTATACGGAAAGGAGCAAATGTGATGTATCAGCAAGAAAAAGAAACACGATTAGATATTGATGATGTCAGAAACGCACTAGAAGCTTATGAAGCTAATATTGTAACACCATTGGACCACGTTATAGTGAAAGCATTAAAAGAGCTTATAGAGTACAAAGATATAGGACTAATACCGCAGGCAATAAAAGACATGGATAAGATGTATTTAGAGAAGTGCCAACAGGTTAATAAACTGACGTGTACTTGCAAAATGTACGAAAGGATGGCTAAAAAGTGAGCAATATATTATTTATAGTGATGTATGGTATTGCAGAAACAGCAATGGGATTATGTGCAGCGGCAACGGTTATATATTTATTAATTTTTTGTGTTGATCTGGTAGTAAATCGTACATTACAGGAATTTAAAAATGATAAAAATATACAAAAAGTTTTAAAAATTGCAATGTTATCATCTTATGTATGTGTGTTATCAACTGTATTTTGTGCGATAATTGCAGGATTTAAAGGAGTTTAAAATGAAAAAGCAAGATTTATATACCTTATGTACATTAATACCGCCTATGGACGATTACAGAGGGTACAATATGTATCTATGCGGTAAACGTGACGGATTCAACGAGTGTGTACGGATGTTAAAAGACAATTTAAAGGGCATAAGCGAGGAACAGGTACATGAATAGAGATCAGTTTCAAAAATGGGTAGACGAGAACGGAACAGGGCAGAGAGAGAACAAGAGTTGTAACGGTATAGACTGGGTACTTGTTACCATGAAAGATACGTGGATAGCCTTATTTGAGTACGTGAACGGCTCATATATCCCTTATATCCAGTGCAAGGATAAAGAACACGCATTAAGTTATATAAATGTCTTAGAACGTCTGCCAGTGCCTTTTGACGTGATATAAAAAAGAGCCGTAGGTTAATTCCTACGGCTTATTCTATGCGTTCAAATACAATTTTTTTAATGATTCATTATCTGGATAGTCTAAATCCAACCATCTATCAAAAGCTTCTGGATTTCTCTTTTCCAATTCATCCATAATCCAACCACGGACCATGGACAATTCAAGACTAATTGGTATAGCTTCGGTCATGTCAAATTCTTTTATAAGCTGTTCTATTGATAATCTGCTCAACATGGCTCTTGCTTTCTTTTCTGCGTTCTTAGTCATATTTCCCAACTTTCTACCCTCGTAACCTCCGGGGTGGGTGGTGTATGTTATGCAGGTATTACAAGACTGTCACGATCAGCCTTGACAAGACGATTTTTATTAAGTCTATCTTTCCACTGTTCAACAAGTGACTCATGGAGTTCCAATGCTTTCTGTCTGCTGTAAGTTGTATAAGAATCAATCTCTTCAAAATCATCCATATACATTACAACAGTTTGGTATTCGTGCAATACTTCCACATAAGCTGTGGAAATAATGCACTCTGTTTGATGCAACCAAAATTTGTGCTTTGCGATTGTTTTATTCATGATTTTAACTCCTTTACTGTACGCCCTGCGATCATTGCGACCGCAGGGAAAAGATTTACTATGCAATTCTTGAAACATTTGAAGTCTTTACTTTTTCGCTTCCATATTTTTTCTGGATGTCCTCGAAAGACATTTTCTTTTTGTGCCACTTTCCAGATGGTTCAGTTGAGAAGTGCCATTTTTTACGATTCTTGGACCATTTAAAGCCTAATTTTTTTAACTCTTCTTTGTATGCAAATGTATTACCATCTACCCATACCCAAGAGCCTACCACCTCGATATTGACACCATCGAAAGAAACAATATTATTGATTACATTTCTTAAGGCTTCGTCTGCCTTATAATCAAATGTATTTTTCTTTTCTTCTTCTGGTGTCTGCCCTGCCTTGAACATGTCAAACAGTTTCTTGTATTCGGCTGTAATCTCTTGACATGTAACAACGTCTCCACCATTGTCTGGGTGGTTGGCTACCATTAATTTTTTGTATTCTTTTCTGAGTTCCTGTAAGTTTTTGGCTGTAAAATATTTCATGATAACACCTCCTAAATTGTCTAGCAGAGACTTATAAAATCTCTGCTAAGCTAATAACCTGTGATTCTGATAAATTATCCATAACGATTTCATCTCCTTTGTGGAGTTCGAACCTGTCTGGAAAAGTTCCGAACCATCCGTCAAACTGATTGTCAATGTAGTATCCTTTTGATTCTAATTTTTTGATTGCTTCTTTCATCTTCTTTTCTCCTTTTCTTGTTTGCTTTGTTCTCTTAACTTACTTTTATTATACATAGAATATATGCATATGTCAATAAAAAAGTGCATAAAAATTATGTATAAAATTCTTGAAGTAAAATTATGAGTATGATATAATAATTAAAAAGGAGGGAAAAGAATGATAAAATACAAATTAGATGTGCAGGAAGAATTAAAGAAAAAAGGATACACTTCTTATATAATAAGAAAAAACAAGTATTTAAGCGAGGGAACACTTGCAAAGATAAAGCGAGGCGAACCAATAAATATGAAAAGCCTTAATGCTATTTGCTGTATGCTTAGAAAAAATGTAAATGATGTAATAGAAGTAGAAATAACAGATGATGAAAAAATAAAATATTTTATTTGAAAAAAGTGTTGACTTATACATAAATGTTATGTATAATAAAGACAGTTAAAGGAGATAAGCAAAGAAAGAAAAGGAGATATGAGTTATGAAAAAATTAAATGCAGAAGAAATCAAAAAAGAATTATTAAACGAGGAAATGAGCTTCACAGATTTAGATAACTTCATGATGGAATCTGGATACTACAGTGTATTCGATGATGGAGCTACAGAAAACATTAAGCAGGACGGAAATGTAGTGTATACAGCTACAGACTCTAACGAGTGCGAAGTGCAGATTTTCTTCGAGATCACAACAGATAATGGAGAGGACGAAGCCCAAGAAGCTTTCTACTTAAAAGTGACAGATGTGCAGGAGTTCTAATGTGAGAACAAAATGGTTAGAAATGCAGGGCAAGACAGTAAATGGATTTAAAATATTAGAAGTTTACAGAGAAAACAAAAGAACAATGGCAAAAGTTGTCTGCCCTGCCTGTGGGAAAATATACATAACACGAGCAGAACAAATAAAAAAAGGGAAAGATTGTGGATGCACTACCAGAATAAGGATGAATGACCTAACTGGTAAAAAATTTGGCAGGCTAACAGCGATAGAACCAACGAATAGAAAAGCATCGAATGGTGCTATTATTTGGAAGTGCATTTGTGATTGTGGGAACGTAAATTTTGTTGACAGCGGAAGCCTTACAAAAGGAAGAGTGCAAAGCTGCGGATGCCTGAGAAAGCCGCATGAAATAGAGCAAGGCAAAAGAATGGCAGCAGAAACAAAGAAACAGTGCATTGACGGAACGAGTATAAGAAGTCTGACGATGAAGAAACCAAAGACGAACACTTCTGGAATAAAAGGGGTGTCATGGGACAAAAGCAGAAATAAATGGTTGGCACAGATAGAATTTAAAGGAAAGCACTATTATCTGGGCAGATACGCAAATAAAGAAGATGCAAGAGAAGCAAGAGAAAAAGCCGAAAAAGAAATGTTCGGAAAATTTCTGGAAGAGCATAAAGAGTATGTAAAGGATAAAAGGAGTGTTGAAAAATGAAAAATCAATTTAAAATTTATGCAAATTATGGAGTACTTGGAAGAGAGAAAAGAGTTGTGTACTCGTACGGTGTGCAAATGACAGAAGTAAATGATGAACTTATTGTCGAACTACCAGAGAACGATAGCTTTAAGTTTTATGAAAACAGTTTTGGAGATTTAATGGTAGAGACAGCATGGGGACATTGCTACGGAGTAAACGACGTCCTACAAGGAAAAGAGAATCCCTGCTTTTATGCACTAGACCGTGATGCAAAGGGGCACAGAGTAAATCTAAATATTGTAGAAGAATAAAAAGAGTGTAAGCACGCACCTGCTGACTATGGTATAATTATCTTAGATAAAACTATAGTCGGGAGGTGTCTTTTTTTGATTAATAACAAACTAAAGAATTGCTGTAACGATTGCGTACACTGTGATATTGTGACAGAGACAAAAAGAAGAGCTATCCCAGACAACAAGACAGAAGTTGTCCTAGTAAATATTAAGTGTAGTCATATGTGCGTATGCTACAGATATAGAGAGGAAGTGCAGAATGGAAGATAGAAGTATATGCTGTGCTGAATGTATGTATCTACTAGGAAGTGATACAAAGAACTACTACATGTGTGACGTAGGCAAGTATGACAGAATAGACAACGCATATCTATGCACCTGCGACAAATATAAAAGCAGGAATCCAAACACAAAAGAATATAAGAGATAAATAACAGATCGTTAGAGGTGGTAAATTTCGTTGCAACCACGCACCCTATGGGTTAAAAGAGATGCAAGAGATGTGACGCTTGCCTAACGGTCTGTTTAAATATATATAAACCTAGAAAGGATGTGAGAAGATGAATCTAAATAGAATTATGAGAAAACTACAAAGAGCAATAGTATCAAGCGGATTTGTAATAAGCTTAGACACAACACAATTCTATTCAGAGGACCAGAAACGAATGATAACAATGTACATCCTGTCTATAAAAGCATATGAGAACACAAGAAAAGGTTGGAGAGATACACGGTACGAGATACTAAGAACTGCTTCACAGGTGGACATAATTAAATGTTTGTCTGACATATGGGCAAGTATAAGAGAAAGGAATGGGCAAATAAATGCGGGATGAACTTACACAGAAGCAAAGAACATTTGCTCATGCATGGATAGAAAACGGTGGGAATGATTATCAAGCGGCAATAGATGCGGGATATTCGCAAGCAACAGCAAAGAATGCAAGAAAGAATATCTTGGAAAAACGTGGAGTAAAGGAATATATTGCTAAACTACAAGCCGACTTAGACAAAGAAAAAGGGTTTGATATTATGAGTCTTGCAGACATACAGCGAAGACGGTCAATGATCGCCACTGGTGCGTTGCAAGATTCTTTTGGATTTACGCCAGATTTTCCAGACCAGTTAAAAGCCATGAACGACTTAGAAAAGGCTTTGACAGTGCAGGCAAAGGAAGAGGAAGAAAAGAAAGCAAGAGAAGAAGCACTAAGGAATAAGACGTACCACATGGATCTTGATATAATTCCCGATGTGTTCCACCCGATGATTCGAGATGTACGAAACCATAGGCATACGGAATATGTATTGCCCGGGGGACGTGGTTCTGGTAAATCCTCAACAATCCCAAACATCATTACAGAGTTAATGAGAAACAATCATGACATACATTGTCTTGTTGTAAGAAAAGTATATAACACTGTAAAGGATTCTGTATTTGCTAAAACCAAATGGGCAATAACAAAGCAGGAGTTCTCGGAAAAAGACTATAAATACACAAGCTCGCCTTATGAAATTACAATGAGAGACACAGGACAGAAGATATTCTTTCGTGGTGCTGACGATAAAGAAAAAATAAAGTCGATAGCACCAGATTTTGGATACATAGCGATTGTGTGGTTTGAGGAATTAGACCAGTTCGCAGGACCAGAAGAGATACGAAATATAGAGCAGTCCGCTATTCGTGGTGGAGATTTAGCATGGATATTTAAGAGTTTTAACCCACCGAAGAGTGCTAACAACTGGGCAAATCAATATTTGCAAGAGCCAAAGGAAAACAGGCTCATTACAAGAAGTACATATCTGGACGTGCCGAAAGAGTGGCTAGGACAGCCGTTTATTGACGAGGCGGAACACCTAAAAGAAATTAGACCAGAGGCATACGAGCATGAATACATGGGCATTGCTAACAGTAACGGTGGGGCAGTATTTGAATATGTAGAAGTAAGAGAAATTACAGACAAAGAAATATCACAGATGGACCGCATATATCAAGGCGTTGACTGGGGATGGTATCCAGATAAGTACGCATTTACGAGGACATACTACGATGCGGCAAGGGAAACGATCTATTTAATAGATGAGCATTGCGTAAATAAGCGATCGAATGAGCAGACAGCCGACTGGATAAAGAAAAAAGGCTATAACGATTATGCAATCATTTGTGATAGTGCAGAGCCTAAATCTGTAGAGGACTATAGAAACTTAGGTCTTGTGGCACAGGCAGCAGTTAAAGGCCCAGGGTCAGTTGAATACGGCATGAAATGGCTACAACGTAGGAAGATTGTGATTGACCCACGGAGAACACCATACGCATACAAAGAAATTACAACGTATGAGTATGATAGAGACAAAGACGGTAATATAATAAGCGGATACCCCGACAGAGACAATCATGCTATTGATTCGTTGAGATACGCATACAACAGAGTGATTATGAGGAGAGGGGAGAACGCATAAATGGGTATATTTAGCAGAATGAAAGAGATATTAAGTAACCTTTTTAGACAAAAGGCAAGAGACGAATTTAAGATTGATACTGTTACCAGTCCAGAAATGCAGAGAGCTATAGAAAAGTGTGCATACATCTATAAGGGCAGTCCGTACTGGTTAGACAAGGACGAACATATCAAGACTATTAACTTTGCAAAAGCGGTGTGTTCGGAGACAGCACGCCTTGCTACACTTGCAATAGGCATAGAGATAGATGGCAGTGCAAGAGCTAATTGGTTGCAGGAGCAGATAGACAAGGAACTAGAACAGGTACGACATCACGTAGAATATGGCTGTGCATACGGTACAGTAGTATTAAAGCCTAACGGCTCAAGTGTGGACTTGATTACGCCAGAAAACTTTATTGTAACAGACGAAAGCAATGGAGAGATTCAAGGCATTGTGTTTGTGCATAGAGAAATTTCAAGTGATGGCAGGACATACTACACTAAACTAGAATATCACAGATATATTGAGGACGTGTATCAGATCACAAACAGGTGCTATGCTTCTAAGGATGCCAACGACACAGGAAAGCCAATTGACATAGACGAGACACCTTGGAGGGGAGAAATGGAAAATGTAGGACTTACAAACCTAAACGGACAACGTCTGTATGCAGTTCTTAGGACACCGCAGGCGAACAATGTAGACTTGCATTGTAGTTTAGGATTGCCTATCTTTTACGAAGCAATAGAAGAGCTAAAAGATTTAGACACTGCATACAGCAGGAACGCAACAGAGATATTCGATAGCCGAAGAATGTTGTTACTAGACTCCGACAAGCTGTTAGAGACTGGTACAAGGGTAAATAATACACAGGATGGATTTGAGAGAAGCAAGAAGCGGTTAAGATTGCCAGAATACGTCAAGAATGTAAATAGCTCAGACATTAAAGGATTCTATCAAGAGGTAAACCCAAGTCTCAACACAGATACACGACTGACAGGAATCAATGCCCTGCTGTCACAGATTGGGTATAAGTGCGGATTCTCTAACGGATACTTTGTATTTAACGAAACAACAGGCATCCAGACAGCAACAGGAGTTGAAGCAGAGCAACAGAGGACGATACAATTTGTTAAGGACGTAAGAGACAAATTACAAGCCTGCATGGATGATTTAATAGCGGCACTTAATATATTTGCTGATCTGTACCAATTAGCACCAAGTGGACCTTATGAAACTGTCTACGATTTCGGCGACATTACATATAACGAAGATGAAGATAGAGCGAGATGGTACAGCTATGTTACTTCAAACAAGATTCCATTCTGGTACTATCTAGTTAAATTTGAGGGATTCAGTGAAGAAGAAGCAAAAGCACTTGAAGAAGAAGCACAACCGAAAGAGCCAGACTTATTCGGTGCAAGCGGAGAGGAGTGAAAGCATGGGAAAGTACAGGATTGAAAAATACCTTGAATACCTGAATGGCGAAGATGTAAAACTGCCAGAACCATTTACAAAACAAGAAAAGCTGTTGTACAACATCTGCAAAAAAGGAGTTACAGGCAGTACAGAAACAGACAAAACATTAACGCAAGAGGGCAAGCCTGCGGATGCGGCAGTAGTTGGGAAGATGCTAGATGCGGCACTAATGGTAAAAGACCCAGAAGAATAGGCAGGTGGGATTATGTTAACACCTACCTATCTCTGGTATGTGCCAGAAAAGGCAGAGAAGCAAGCAGAAGAGCTACATAACAAGATAGTATCTGTCATTATCGAACGAATGATGATAAGGCTAGGACGTGGGGAAGATTACCTTTTCACACCTGTTGACAAGTGGCAGATGGATGTATTGCAGGATGCAGGGTATATCTTGCAAGCGGTGCAGGCAGAGATAGCACAAACGACAAAGATAAGTATTGCAGAGATCGCACGCACTATGAAAGAAGCAGGAATCAAGGCTCTTGAATGGGATGATACAATCTACAAGAAAGCAGGTCTTGAACCAACACCCCTTAATGAGAGTCCTTATATGCAACGATTGATCCAGAGGAATTATGAAAAGACCAAGGGAGAGATGTATAACTTTACTGGCACGATGCCGAACGCCTGTCATGATAATTACATTAAGGCAGTGGATAAAGCATATACACAGACTGCAAGCGGTACGACAGGGTACACACAAGCGGTTAAAGAAGCTGTTAATAACATTATAGACAAAGGGGCAGACGTAACTTATCCAAGTGGACGTAGAGACAGCATAGAGACAGCTACGGCAAGAGCGGTCCGCACTGGTGTAAGCCAGATGGCGGCAGATATTACAGATGCACGTATGGATGAGATGGATTGGGATATTATCCTAACATCAGCACATCTGGGAGCCAGAATCGGAAACGGTGGGGATAATTTAACCAATCATTTCTGGTGGCAAGGCAAGTTTTACAGCAAAAGCGGTAATGACCCAAGATTTCCGCCTTTTTCGGTCTGCGGTATGGGAAACGTGCAGGGAATCCATGGGGCAAACTGCCGACACTCCCACGGTCCGGGGGATGGAATAAACAATCCGTTTGAGGACTACGACAGCGAAGAGAATCGCAAAGAATACGAGAAACGGAAACGACAGAGAGAGCTTGAAAGACGTATTAGAAAGACGAAACGACAGTTAATCGGCATGAAAACGGCTGTGGATAATGCAAAGGACGAAGCCTTAAAGCATGATCTTGACATGGAGTATCAAAAAAAGGCGGCACTATTGCAGAAGCAGAACAAAGCCTACAATGATTACTGCGAAGAGAACAATCTTAAGAAGCAGAGCGAACGACTAAACACGGCAGATTGGAACAGGAGTCAAGCATCATCAGCACGAGGTGCAGCGACACGATACAACAATGCACGAGGTAAATAATGGATACTATAAACAGAATTATGGTAGCCTGTGGGTGGATTATAACAATTGGTAGTGCGATAGGAGTCTTATATACTGCCTATAAGCATTACAAGAAGCCTACGGACGATATGAAACATCGAATAGATCATATAGAGACAGATATTAAAGAAATCAAGCAAAAGCTAAATAGTGACTACAGTGCTATTAATAATCAACGTGATGATATGAACCTAGTCATGAAAAGCATGTTTAATTTGATTGAGAACAAGATCACAGGAAACAACATTGAGGGTCTAAAAAAAACCAGAGACGATCTGATAAATGCGTTGACAACACACGACAAACAGTGAGGTGTTTGCTTTTGAAAGTATATGATTTTACCGTACCCGAACTAAATATGTTCCGTACGTATTGCAACTTCACAGATGTTGAAAGAACATTGTTCGAGTATCGGGCAAAGAATATACCACTAGAGAAATGTGCAGAGCTTATGAACGTAAGTCTGTCTACAGCAAAGAGAATCAGCAGGAGAGTTAATAACAAGATTATTAGAGTATGTTAAGGAGAAACATAATGGCTAAATATGTAAAGAAACCAGTTGTGATTGAAGCAGTTACATATGAAGAACTTATAAAAAATGGACATGGTAAACCAATAGAACTTGAATACAATGGATATATTATCAAAAGATATGATGATGATCGCTATATCATTCCAACATTAGAGGGAGATATGTTACTTGGAAAAGATGATATGCTTATAACTTGTGTGGACGGGGAAATCTACCCATGTAAGAAAGAAATCTTTGAAAAGACTTACGAAAAGGCGTAAAAAAGAGGGTATTGAAAAGGCGAAAATCCATGATACAATATAAATGTAACAAGGGATAAGTTGTTGAATAAATTATTATAAGATTTCATTTTTAGTTTTAAATGATAGTGGTTTGTTTCGGAGATACTTTTTCATGTTATAATACTTTAATCCTTTCTCTTATTTTTTGTTATGTAATATAGTACGGTGGATTCCTAACGGAGTCCGTGGAAGTATAACTCAGTTGGTCAGAGTAGTCGGCTCATAACCGACCTGTCACAGGTTCGAGTCCTGTTGCTTCCATTTGCTCACTGTTGTGGGCATAAGAAATTTTTAAATTTCCTCAAAGTAAAGACTTTGTTGGCTTTGAATTTTTCATTTTTCATCATGACACTAAACTGGTTTTATCAAATCATATATGTGTTCCTCAATTTTATCTCAACCTAAGCACCATGACCCCTATCATGGTGCTATTTTTTAACTTAATACTGATACTTTTGTGAGACTTTAACGACCTGTTAGAGTCTCTTTTTTAATGCGATAATTTACACATAAAAGGGAGGTGGAAGAGTGAACGGATATAACTATAATCCTTATGCACCGATGTATCAAGATACGATGCAATTGCAGGATAGGCTAAATCAGTTACAACAGATGCAACAGCAGTACAATAAACCAATGCCAGAGCCAGTAAATCCAGTACCAACGCAGAATGTTAACTGGATACAAGTCGCAGGTATAGAGGGAGCAAAGAATCAGATTGTACAACCGGGGGCTACGGCATGGATGATGGATAACAACGCACCTTTCTTTTATGTAAAGAGTGTAGACGGTATGGGCAGTGCAACTTTTAAGGTGTTTAGGTTTGAAGAGATACCACCAGAAGCCACGCAGACAGTCCAAAAACAGAACGTAAACTATGATAATAGATATGTTACAAGAACAGAGTTTGAAGAGCTTCTAGCAAAGCTAGGAGAGCAACCAGAGAAAGGAGAGTTAAGCAATGAGTAATCCTTTAATGAACATGATAGGCGGTATGATGGGAAACAACAATCCTATGCAGATGGTACAGCAGGTAATGGGCATGGTAAGAGGGTCTAACAATCCGCAGTCTATGGTTGAAAGCATGGCACAGACAAACCCTGCGATCAAGCAGGCAATGGAAATGTGCAAGGGAAAGAACCCACAAGAAGTGTTTAATAGCCTATGCCAACAGCAGGGCATGAATCCACAGGATATTGTGGACAAAGTGAACAAATAGATATTAAGCGGTGCACAGCTTGGTAAATAAATTTATGGAGGACAACAACAATGAATGAAGCAATGGGACTCACTGCGGCAGATGTAGCGGCAGTGACAAAAAATGACGGATATGATAACGGCTTCGGCAACGGTGGTTGGTGGATTTGGATTATCTTAATTGCTTTCCTTTTCTGTGGTAACGGATGGGGAAGAAATAACGATACCGCAACGACCGCAGGCGAAAATGCTTTCTTATCCGATGAGTTTGTTAAGAGAGATATTTTCAATACAAACCAGAACGTATCTAATACAGCTTGTCAGACACAGAGAGACGTATTAGAAAGCAGATACACAACACAGTTAGGATTACAGCAGATGCAGGCACAACAGCAGGCTTGTTGCTGTGAAACACAGAAAGAAGTGTTACAGAATCGCTATGATGCGGCTTTAATGGCACAGAATATGCAGGCACAGCTGGCACAGTGTTGCTGTGATATTAAGGAAACAATCCTCGCAGACGGACAGGCTACACGCCAGTTGATGCAGGACAACACAATCCAGAATCTTAGAGATAAACTTGCGGACAGAGATAGAGACTTACAGTTATCTAACTTCCAGATTTCGCAGGTATCACAGACTAAGAACATTGTGGATGCTGTTAGACCATTCCCAACACCTGCATACATTACAGCAAGTCCTTATGTATCCTATAATGGGTATGCATACGGTGGTTGCAACTGCGGAAGTGTAAATGTGTAAATAATTCAAAGCTTGTTGGAGAATCCATATCTACTAAGTAGACTAGCAATATATTGACGATAGGGTGTCGGGTTCGGCATCCTATTTTTGTTTAGGAGGGAAAATTATGTTAAATGCGGTAAATGTAGCACAGCAGGATGTAAACAGTGGTGCAAACGTACTATTTGCGAATACACGATATAGTAGCAGACGTTGTACTTGTAATTATGGGTGGCTGAATCATGTAGAGGGGTCTGGTCTGTTTACGTTAACGAATAGATCAAACTGCCCTATGACTGTAGAGGTAGAATTTAACGGAAATGTATCCGCTAATGCAGCAGGAGCAACGGCACTTGCTGTAGAGCTTAACGGAGAAGCTATTGGTGGAACAGAAATGGACTATACAGTAGTTACAGCGAACACATTTCAGAACGTGGGAGCAACAACGGTTGTAACTGTACCATCTGGCGGTAGCTTAATCGTAAGCATCGGAAATGTAGGAACAACAGCGGCAATAGTAAAAGATGCGAATATTATTATAAAGCGTATCTCTTAAGGAGGTGCGATCATGATTGAATTTACAAACAATCTTGAAGTAACAAAAACAGAAGATATCTTTGACGAGATCAACAAAAGATATGTAGCGGCTATGATGATACACGGTCAAATGGCAGACTATTTCAACTTCTTAGGTTTGAAAGGCTACAAAAGATTACATGAATACCAGTTTCTTACAGAAAGCTTGGAGAGACGTGAAATATGTAGGTATTTTGTAGATCATCACGGCAAGCTTTTAAAAGATTCTTTTAGCGGTACTATAAAAGTGATTCCCGACTCTTGGTATACAGCCAGTAGACTAAGTATCGGAAAATCCACAAAGCAGAAAGCCGTAGAGGATGGCTTTATAGAGTATCACAACTGGGAGAAAGAGACAAAAGAAGCCTATGAGAAGTACGCACAGCAACTTAGAACGAACGGAAACGTATCGGATGCACTATTTGTAGAATGTCTGGTAAAAGACGTATCTAAAGAGCTAGAAACAGTTGAAAAGATGGTTACTGATCTAATCTCTGTAGGATACGACATGGTGTATATTACAGAGACACAGGACTTCATTCATGAGAAATACAAAAAGAAGCTTAAGGGGGTCAAATTATGAGTGAAATCAAACATGTTCTGGAAGAACAGCTAGAAAGAGAAAAAAACTCAGCATTAAAACAGCTCACAACATCTAATCTTGATGCAATGTATAAGATTACAACAACATTATGCAATCTGGAAAAGATGGAGCATGGAGACATAGCAGAAACCGTCATGGATGCAGGAGAGAATCTTATTAAGAAGTACAGCAATGGCAAGTATGATAAAAATATAGATGCATTGTATGACAACTACTTAAGTGCTAAAATGGCATACAAAGAAAACGGAGATCAAGGACACCGTGATAAGCTTATGGAATCGGTCGGTAGATTGATGGTGGAAGTGTATGATATGCTTTCTTCTATGGTTATTGATTCCGACTTTATGGACGAGAGAAAAGAGATACAGCGACAGATAAAGAAACTTGCGGAAATGTAAAAAAAGAGGGTATTGAAACGGCATATTTTAGGGTTTACAATAAATATGTAGGAATTATGCAGATTTGCTACAGCCTCCTTGTAAGTACAGAGTTTTTTAAGCGTTTTTGGTTACATGACGACAGGAAAAGAGTTCGAGGCTCGAGTGGGGTTCAAGTCCCCACATTTCTTTTACCTTGACTTAGGTATATAAGTCTTAATCCATTACCGCAGACATAGCGGTATACAAACAATGTAGGAGGATATACAATGCAGAATTACGAACAGATTTTAGCAGAATTAGGAATCGAAATCCCAGAAGAGAAAAAGGCAGAGCTTAAAAAAAGACATGCCGAAAATTACAAGACTGTAGCTGACTACAATAAACAGGTAGAGAAAAAAGATGAATACAAAACATCTTTAGACGATGTACAGACCAGATTAGCTGAATTAGAGAAAGAAGATGTTGACGGTCTTAAGACTAAGATTACAACATTAACACAGGAGCTTGCAGACGAAAAAGAAGCAAGAGCAAAAGAAGCTAAGCAGACAGAGTTAAGAGACAAGGTAAAAGATTTCTTATCTGATAAAAAATTTGTAAATGCAATTACAGAAGACTCTATCCGTTCCCAGATGATTCAGAAGTTAGAAGAAGAGAATGGGAAAAATGCAGAAGATGTATTTAAAGAACTTACTACTAAAGATGGGAAACCAATTGAGAACATCTTGGTTGACGAAAAGAAAGCACCAAGTACTAATATCCCAAGCTTTACAACTAAGTTCAACAGCGGAGAGCAGAAAAAGGGAACACAGAAGTTAAGGGAAATGTCTTTAGACGACAGAATGAAGCTTAAGGCAGAGGACCCAGACTACTATGCAACCTTATTAAATGACAGATAGATAATACCGACTCACAATATGGAAGTGAGCCGCTAACCTAAAATCCCTTAATAGTTGTAGGTAGATGGGACAAAGATAAGTCCTTATCTATTCTTATTTAGGGTAGAAAGGACTTTTTTTATTATGGCAATGACAGGATTATTTGGCGGTTTTTATTTTGATCCAGAAGAATTTTCTCGTTATATGACAGAAAACCCAACATGGAATGATGCGATTATTGCATCTGGTGTGTTAGCACAGGACAATACAATCATGGACTTAATCGGAGAAAAAGGAAACGTTGCAACAATTCCTTTTTATACACCGATTGATGAACAAGACTCACAGGCTTTGAACAACGATGGAGAAACAAACAATACACCTGTTGAAATCACAGGAAAGAAACAGACTTGCATGTTAATCCAGAGAATGAAAGCTTGGAAATCAAAAGACTTTACAAAAGAGTTAACAGGTGCAGACCCTATGACTCATGTTGCAAACTCTGTTGCAAGCTTCTATAAGCAGGTAAGAACACGTGACTTAATGACTACAGTTGATGCAGTTTTAAGCCTGTCTGGTATGGAAAACCATATTACAGACTTATCTTTAACTGGTGAGGGGACTGTAGGAGATGCAAACAAAATTGATGATACAACACTTATCTTCGCACAGCAGAAAGCTTTAGGAGATTCCGCTGACAAGATGGGATTACTTGTATTAAACTCTTACATCTACGCAAAGTACAAAGCAATGGGACTTGTTGACTACAACAAATACACTATTGCTAATGCGGTAGAAAGAGAAGTAAATCTTCCTACAATCGGTGGATTTATCCCACTGGTAACAGACAGATTTACAGTTGATACAACAGGAACAAACCCAGTATACAAAACTTATATGCTTGGTACAGGTTCAGTATTGACTTGTGATAAGACGAACTATGAAAATCCTTATTATACAGACTATGACCCAGAAACATCTGCCGGTATTGAAAAGCTGTATACAAAACAGGGTTATGTATTACATCCTAACGGATTTTCTATTAATGCTAACAAGATTGCAAAAGAGTCTCCTACAAATGCAGAGTTAGGAGCTAAAGGAAACTGGTCTTTAGCATTTAATCAGAAGAATATCCGCATGGGTGTTATTAAATCCAACGGATAAAAAAGGAGTGATTTCATGGCGTACATTGACTATGAATATTACAAAACCCTTTTTGGAGAGAAAGCAATCCCAGAAGCAGACTTTAATCGTCTGGTCTGGGATTCTTGTAAGAAGATAGATAATGCCACGACTGGTGTTGACAATGTGAAGAAACTTAAGGTTGCTTTTCCAACAGATGAAGATGATGCAGAAGCAGTTAAAAGATGTGTTTGCGAACTTTTGTCAATCACATATAAGATTGAACAGGCAGAAACGAGAGTTGAAGCATCACAGGGTTATATCACATTAGAAGATGGAACTGTGATGAGCAAGCAGGTAGCATCTAAGAGTGCAGGAAACGAGAGTATAAGCTATGTGACTTCCAGTAACGCAGGTACGGCTACATTGATAGATAAGTGTCTAGCGGATAAGGAAGCACAAAAGCAACTATACGATGATAAGATAAGAGATTATCTGTCTGGCATCACTGATGCTAATGGAGTTAACTTGCTGTACATGGGAATATATCCAAGATAAAAACGGAGGGATACGATGTATAACGATACAATCACACTTTTTAATAGGTATGAAAGTAAATTAGGAGATACATGGTATCCCTCTATTTTGCATAATACGAACCTAAACATGGATAAAGCAAGCATCGTTGCAAAGTACGGTTCTGACTCACAGGACAATGCTGTATTAAACGTGCAGTATAGCCTAAAAAGCGGTCAAAAGATGGTAGGAAGTAAATTATGGCTACCGCCTAAAGAATGGTGTAAACAGACGAATGATAAGCTGTCAGAAGCACTTACGTTTAGTTCTAAGGCGAATAGTTTTGATTTCTTTATCGTTGGCGAATGGAAGAATGAAGAACCGATTGCAGAGGATGATTATATTGACGGATTCTATGAAGAAATGAAACTTAAGTATGATTATGTCTTTGCAATAACTGGAAGTGCCTTTTACGACATAATCCCGCACTTTGAGGTAATGGCTAAGTAGGTGGTTATATATGGCTAAGAAGAAATTGGGAAATGTTAATGTGAATACACAGAACATGAGAGCTAATATCAGTCTGGCGAGATTCGATGAACAAATACAAAGTGCTCAATATTGGTTAGATAGTCAAGTTATGACTGATATGGTCCCATATATGCCACACGAAACAGGTACATTTATCAATACTACAAGAGCAAGAAGTGCTTCTTTAGCATGGACAGGACTTGTCTGTGCAGGTGCAGGACCTATGGGACGATTCTTGTACAAAGGAAAAGGCATGGTCGATGAATTAACTGGTTCTCCGTGGGCAAGAAAAGGTGCTAAGAAAGTCTTGGTATCTGAGTTCGCAGGAACTACAAATGCAAAAGAAGACTTATCATATTCAAATCCTAAGGCTACTCCATATTGGTTTGAAACAGCAAAGAAGAATCACGGTAAAGCATGGGTTACTCATGTTAAGAAGCAAGCAGGAGGTAACTGATGGCAGAAGAACAAAAGGTAGTCAAATACGATCTTGACGGCTTTGACGTACTAACAACAGCTCTAACTGACTTGATAAATCAGTATCCGAATATTCGAGAGGGAGAAGAGATCACTTTTTCAATATTGGATGATGCAGGCGGCAAGGCAATGTTCCCTGTGAATGGGGCAGTGATCGAGAGTGAGAAAGAAAGTATCACTGGTCACGTCACACAGGTTTGTTTGTATCCATTTTGTGTGATCTACCGTATAAGCGGTGCTGATGCAAAACGTAAGGCATACACGAAAGAGTGGTTGGATAACCTTGGTAAATGGTTGGAAAAGCAAACAATCACAATTAAAAACAACACATATAAACTAGAAGAATATCCAGTGTTGACAGGCAATCGAAAGTTTTTAACGATTGACAGACAGACACCTGCATATTTGGACAGTATAAACGAAAACAAGTCTGAGAATTGGGCTATCAATATTTCTGCCCGATATCAAAACGACTTTGATAGATAAATAAATTAACTATTAACTGGTCTACGACAGGATGTAGATCACTGACCTTGAAAAGATAAAGGAGAATCATAATGGCAGTTACAACAGGTAAAATTGACCGTAAGTATATGGCTCATTTCTTAGATGCAGGCTCTTTGTGCGGTGGTAAAACACCATCCTATGAACGCCTTGGAAAAGACTTAGAAGAGTACAATGTCGAACTTAATCCAGATACAGAAACAAGTAAAAATATTATTGGAGAATCTACATTCAAACACAATGGATATGAGGTTTCTTCAGAAGCTGACCCTTATTATGCAGAAGCTGACAGCACATTAAGCCAGAAGTTGCAGGAGATCATTGATAATCGTTACAAAGACGATAATCTGAAAACTACCGCAGTAGAAGTACACCTATGGAAAGAAGCATCAAGCGGAGCTTATGAAGCATACGCAGAAGATTGTTATATTGTTCCAACATCCTACGGTGGAGACACAAGTGGTTACCAGATCCCATTTACAGTTAACTACGCAGGAAACCGCAGAAAAGGTACTTACAACGTAACATCTGGAACATTTTCAGAAAGTGCTACACAGGACTTAAAAGACAACAGCAAAGCAGTTTTATCATAACAAGGAGTGCAGGATATGGAAGAACTTAGACGAAAAGTCAAAACTGGGGCATTAAATGTAATTTTAACAAACGAAGATGATGAGGAAATCGGAAGATTCCCATTCAACCCAGTTGATTTAAATATCGTAAGAAGATACGAAGAAGTTGTTGCTAATTTGGAAAAGATGGAACTTCCAGAGGATGCTACAGAGCAGGATATCTTAGAACTGTCTGACAAATTAGAGGGGCAGATTGATTACTTGCTTAACTCTAAAGCTTCTAAGTCTGTATTTGCTATTTGCAATCCGCTAACTCTTACAGAAAGCGGAGATTTCTTCATCGAGAACATCATCGTGGAGATTGCAGATATTATTGAGCAGGTAACAGACCAGAGAATCAAAAAGAAACAGGCGAAAATTAAAAGGGCAACGTCTAAATATCACAAATAATGGAAGTTTGGGAACTTCCTACATCCATAGTAGTTGGTGGCATAGATTATGAAATACGCACAGATTTTCGTGCAGTTTTGGACATTTTAAAAACATTTAATGACCCAGACTTTGAGAACGATGAAAAGTGGATTGTTTGCCTTACCATTTTATACGTTGATTTTGGAAATATGCCACCACAAGACTATGAAGAAGCTATTGAAAAAGCCATCGAATTTATTGACATGGGTATCAAAGATGATGGGAAGAAACAACCTCATGTGATGGATTGGGAACATGATGCACCAGTTATCATCCCATCTGTTAACCGTGTACTTGGAAAAGAAATACGAGCTATGCAGTATTTACATTGGTGGACTTTTTTAGGTGCTTATATGGAAATTGGAGAATCCCTTTTCTCACAGATTCTTAATATTCGTATAAAAAATGCGAAAGGAAAGAAACTTGATGATTGGGAACGTGATTTCTATAAAGAAAACAAAAATTTGATTGACTTAGATGTTAAATACACCGAAGAAGAATTAGCAGAAAGAGAACGTCTTAATGCACTTCTTAATGGACAGAAAGGGGTGTGATTAAATGGCTACACAAAAAGCGGATGGAAGTATTTATATCAAAACAGAAATTGATACAACCGAAGCAAAAGCAAGTGTGAAAGAAATCGCATCCCTTTTAAAACGTTTATCCAATCAAGTAAAAACCATTGGAAAATCAATGGAAAAAGCCATGAGTGGCGGTATAAAAGCACCAGATACAAAAGGCATGGACGTTGTCGAAGAAAAAGCAAAGACCGTGGCTAAGGAACTGGAAAAGACCGCACAGGCAGAAAAGAAGCTTGATAACATCGACATTAAGACGACTGCACTTGATACGTTAGATAAAGCAATAGAAACCACAGGACAGAAGCTTGCAGAGTTGGAAAAAGCACAGATGGATGTATTTAACAGAAATCAAAGTGTGACTTCTTCTTCTGCGTTTCAAGCAATGGAAAGTGCAGCGGCTAAACTAGATCAGCAATACGAAGAACTTCTTGCAAAGAAAAAGCAGTTAGAAGCACCGACAGCGAGTACAGACAGTGGTCTACCTAAAAGTGCAAAGCTTACTGGTGGAACAGGTCTTGCAAGCGAAGAGAGTGCAAAAGCATTACAAAAATTAAATGCAGAAATCACAGGTACAGAAACGAGTGTTGAATCCTTAAACACCAATTTAGGACAAACAACACAATTGCAGGATGAAATCAGCAATTCAAATATCAAGACAACAGCATATCAGATTCTTGAAGATTCTTTGCAACGTCTTGATACACAATTTGAACAGGTAGCAACAGCACAGCAAGAAATCTTTGCAAGAAATCAGAATGCAACTTCTTCCCCTGCATTTTTAGCATTGGAGAGTGCTGCGGAAAAGCTCGGCAGACAATATGACGAATTACTAGCGAAGAAAAAACAGCTAGACAGCGGAACAACAACCACACAACCAACAGAAAAAGTACGTACCGCACCGATTACAGGGAACTACGCAAAGACAGCATCAGAAGAAAGCGAGAAAGCCTTAAATGCATTAAATAAGGAAATATCTAAGACTGATGCAAAAGAAAGAAGCCTTGTTGGAACAAATGGAAAACTTGGTTCATCTTACACCAATATCGGAAGCAAAGTAGCGGAAACAAACGGAAAATTAAGCAAAACAAGAATACTTGCAACACTTTTATCAAGTGGTATTAGCAAGCTTGGAAATGCATTAAAAAAAGTTGGTTCATCCGCTCTTAGTGTTGGAAAGAGAATTGGAAGTCTTGTAACAAGCTTCCTTAATACATCACAAAGTGCTGATAATGCACGTTTTTCGATTGGTCGAATGGTTGGTATGAGTATCTTATATTCGACCGTGTTTGGAATGATTGGTAAAGTCAATGCTGCGGTAGCAAGCGGTATGCAGAATCTAGCACAGTATTCCAATCGCACAAATGCAGCACTGTCATCTTTGATGTCGGCACTGACACGATTAAAAAACAGTTTTGCAACGGCGTTTAGTCCGATTCTTACAGCGATAGCTCCTGCATTAGTTACGTTGATTAACTTAATATCAAAGGCATTAACCTATGTAGGAATGTTTATTGCAGCACTGACAGGGCAAAAGACATTTACAAAAGCTGTAGGGGTGCAACAAGACTATGCTGCATCTTTAGGAAGTACGGCATCGGCATCGAATGATGCAGCGAAAGCAAGCAAGAAAAACGCCAATGCCACAAAGAAAGCAAACAAAGAGAACCAGACATATCTATCTGGTCTTGATGAAATCAGACAGTTCCAGAAAAAGAACAAAGATGATTCCGACACAACACCTGGTACCGGCGGTGGCGGTGGCGTAGGTGGTGGCGGTGGTGGACTTAGTCCATCGGATATGTTCCAAGAAGTACCAATTGCTAGTTCTATCAAAGGAATAGCAGATAAAATCCGAAAGTTGATTAAGGACGAAGATTGGGAAGGACTTGGAGCATATATCGCAAGCGGTATCAATAAAGGATTGCAAAAAATCTATGATGCTATCAATTGGAATAATGTAGGTCCAAAGATAACTTATTTTGTAAATGCATTTACACGGACGTTCAATAGTCTTGTAGATCACATTGACTGGGATTTGCTCGGACGAACTATAGGTGCAGGTATTAATACACTTGTCAATACAATGAATCTTTTAATTGAGGGTATCGACTGGAAAAATCTCGGAACTAAATTTTCAGTAGGATTCCGCGGATTAGTTAACGAGGTAAATTGGACCAACTTAGGAAATCTGTTTGGGAACAAATTTATGATTGCATGGAATATCTTTAACGGATTTGTTTCTGATATGTCAAGAAAAAGCAATCTTGGATTGACAGGATGGGAAGAACTTGGAACATCTCTAGGAAATCTTGTTAATGGAATCTTTGATAAAGTTAATTTCACAACAATTGCCGATACGTTAGTAAAAGGGATTAACGGAGCATTTGCAACGTTAGGGACATTCGTAAAGACAGTAGATTGGTCTGGAATTGCAAAGAACATCACTAATGGTCTTAATGCTATGATTCAAGGCATTGATTGGGCAACAGCAGGACAGACGTTAAGCAATGCAGTAGCAAGTCTGCTAGGCGTGTTCGCTAGTGTTGCACAAAACACCGATTGGAATGGACTTGGAAAAGGAATTGGAACATTTCTAAGCAACATTGATTGGGGAACAATCTTTAGTCAAGTATTCACAATTATAACAAATGTTCTTGGCGGTCTGATTTCTGGTTTTGCAAGTACAACAGCAGGAAAGCTTGGACTTGCATTAGCAACAGCAATAGGTGCTATCAAATTATCCAATGCCTTTACAACACTGTTTGCAAATCAGTCTTTATTGTCTTTTATAGCAAAAATAATTAACGACAAAACTGGAATTGTTGGGATTGTCGAAACAGCCTTAAGTAGCGGATTTACTAAGATTTTATCCGCAGGCGGAACAATAGCCAAAGTTTTATCAACAGGAGCAACAACACTTGTCTCTGGTTTAGGTAGCATATTAAGCACAATAGGTACAGTTATATTTAGTCCGACTGGATTATTGATACTTGGAATTATCGCAGGCGTGGCACTGATTGTATTGAACTGGGATAAGATTAAAGCTGCGGCGTTAAAGGTTTACGAAGTAGCTAAAGGTGCTTGGGAAAACCTGCAATCAGCTTTTGATGCAGTAAGACAAAAGGTTGAAGCTATTGGAAATAAAATAAGAGGTGCTTGGAACAAGGTTAGAGAATCCGCAGGAAATGTTGCAGAGAAAGCAAAACAATCATGGAATAGATTCAAGGGAGCATTTGAAATCGTTGGAAATAAAATTAATTCCATTGGAGCAAAGATAAAAGGCGTTTGGGATAGCATTAGAATAAAAACAGAATCTGTATGGAAAAGGATTAAAAATGCAGTTAAAACACCAGTTAATGCGATTATCGGTTTTATCAATACAATGATTGGAGCGGTACAGAGTGGTATTAACGCAATGGTTCATGCACTTAATAACTTCCACATCAGCATCCCATATTGGGTACCTGGTGTTGGTGGAAAATCTGTAGGATTCAACTTATCAACAGTATCTTTCTCAAGAGTACCATATCTTGCAAAAGGTGCGGTTATCCCACCAAATGCACCGTTTATGGCAGTGTTAGGCGACCAGAAGCGAGGAACCAATATCGAAACACCAGAAGCATTATTAAGAAAAATCATGAAAGAAGAATTATCTAACATCAAGATTGAAAGTAATAATGGCGGAAATTATCAGTTCACGGCACAGATTAATCGTAGAACACTATTTGACGAAATGATTACAGAAGCAAAATTAAGACAGATGAATAACGGACAGAATCCGTTTGTTCTTGCGTAGAAAGGAGTAGATATGGCACAAGATTATATAAAAATCAATGGTAAGAAAATATTTCAGCCAGATGGTGGAAGTTCTGCAGCATATGAAACAACTTATACGCAAGGTTCTACACGTTCACAGTCTGGAATTGGTAAATTTACACCAATGTTTACAATCGAAAGATTTCCTTATACTGCGACTGATATACCTGCAAAAGATGTAGCAGAGATAATGCAAATGATTGTTTACAGTAAAAGCAATAAAAAGACAAAATTTCAGTTGCATTATTTTAGTCCATATTATGGTAAATGGAGAGACGATACATTTTATGTAGGACAGGTGTCTGATATTAAATTTGGAACATTGAAAGACGGAGAAGAAAAGTTTGAAAGCTTCTCTTTTAATGCACAGAGGATTGACCCATTATGATAAATGTAAGTAACGAATTTAAAGAACTCATGTCAGAAAGACAGGATTTTAAAGAATATGCAGAAGTTACACTTGCAAATGGCACAGTTTTAGAACTGACAGAGGATGATTTTTCAATAGATAACAATAGTCTGGTTGATTCTGCGGGGGCAAACTCTATTCCTTTAGGAGTTGCCCTTAGCAGAAACGTACAGTTAGAAATCATGAACGACGATGATCACTTATCTGATTATGATTTCTTTGGAGCAAAAATCAGACTATATCTGACGTTTGAATTATCATCAACGATAGAAAAAATTGAATACGGCACATTTACCGTCACTCAACCAGAAACCTACGGAAGTGTTGTAACGATTGTCGGCTATGATGATATGTATAAAGCAGATAAGACATACAGCACAACATTGACATTCCCTGCGACAGCAAAGAGCGTATTAATTGATAGTTGTGATACCTGCGGTATCTTGATTGGAGATAGTAACTTTTTACATAATGACTTCCAGATACCATCCATGCCGTCTAGCGAGTACACACACCGACAAATTATAGGTTTTATAGCTATGATTGCCTGCGGAAACGCAAGAATTGACCGCACAGGGCATCTACAGATAATTACATATGATTTTGACTACAGTACTAATATTCACGATATCGAATCTTATGATTCTTTAACAAGTGATACAAACGATGTGCAGGTAACAGGTGTACAAATGACAAAGACTGTCACTAAGACAACAACCGATGAAGATGGTAACGAAAATGAAGAAGATGTGGAAGAATTAGTCAAATACGGTTCAGATGGCTACGTTTTAGAAATAGAGAATCCGTTAGTTGCAGGTCATGAAGAGACATTAGTTTCTTGGATTTATGAAAGATTCAAGGATGTAACGTTTCGTGGATTTACGATGGATTATATTTCTTATCCAATTGCAGAGTTTGGAGACAAGATAAAGATTACAGACTGGCGAGGTAAAAGCTTCTATTCTGTATTAACAGATGTAAACTTTGTATTCTTTGGATATACAACACTACAAAACAGTGCAGAATCTCCAATGAGAAATCAAAGCAATTACACGTCAAGTGAACAAAAAGCACTGATTCAAGGGAAAGAATTAGTTGAACGTGAAAAGACAAATCGTGAAAATGCGATTAAAAAACTGAACGAAACACTTAAAAGCGGTAGTGGATTGTATTCAACGGAAGAGAAGCAACAAGACGGTTCTATTATTTATTACCTGCATGATAAGAGGTCGCTTGCTGAATCAAGAAATGTTATTAAGTTAACATCAGATGCAATCGGTTTTTCCACGGATGGCGGTAAAAATTATCCATATGGTTTTACAATCACAGGCGAAATGATAACAAGATTGCTTTATGCAGAGGGAATCAATGCAGATTATATTAATACTGGTGCATTGACAGTCAAGGATAAATCTGGAAATATTATCTTTTTTGCAGACGTAGAAACTGGTACTGTAAGGATTTCTGGAGATAACGTCACAATAGGTGGAAAGACTGCAACAGAAGCGATTAATGACGCAATCAATGAAGCGAAAAAGTCTCGTGCTATGATTATAAATCTTGACAAGGACTATCAAGCAATCACAACAGATTACAAAGGAGAATACACAGCGTTTCCAGAATGTCACACGACAGCACAGGTTTTATACGGTCATACCGATATATCTAACGACTGTACTTACAACGTGCAGAAGTCAAGCGGTGTCGTAGGTGCTTGGAATGGTTCAACACACACTTATACTGTAACAGGATTAACAACAGAGGTTGGATGGGTAGATATTACAGCTAATTACCTTAATACATATTCTGTTACAAAACGATTTGATATTGCTAAATTAAAGGGTGGTATTCCCGGAGAAACAGGGGCAACAGGACCACAAGGCGATCAAGGAAGTGCAGGAAGAACCTACTTTATGGAACCATCCACAGGAATCATCAAACGATCAGCGGACAGCTCAATGGTGCCGAACTATATTACACTGTCTGGTTATTATCGTGATGGTACAGCAACAGCACGAACAGCATATAAATGCCGATTTAAGATTGAGGAAACGATTGACGGAGACACATATAAAACTGTCTATACTTCATCCGCAGATGAAACATCAATCACTCACAGCCTATATGGTGCTCTTGCAACAACGAATGGCGGAGCGATTCAAGCAGCAAGCAATAAAGCAATCGGTATTCCTCGTGATGTAGCAGCACTTAGATGTACGATGTATGCGGCAGGTGGATTTACACAGGTTCTTGACATTGAGACAATTCCTGTTGCAATAGATGTTGATGCGTTGACACATGAAGAAATCTTTAATCTTCTAACCAATGACGGAGCATGGCAAGGTATTTATCGTGGGTCTGACGGAAAACTGTATATCAACTTTACATATGCAAGAGGTGGAGCATTATCGTTAGGTGGATTGGATAATGCAAATGGCGAACTGAAAATGTATGATGCAAGCAATACATTAGTAGGACAATGGAATAAAGATGGGCTTGATATATCAAAAGGAACAATTAGGGGTTCTAAAATTATATTGAAAGATGTTTTAGATACTATTGTTGGTTATACTTCTGATTCTAAAGAATCTTTGAAAATTGATTGGTCTGGCTTGAAAATTGCCTGTTATGGATATCCATTTGTTGGAAATGGACTGATAAGTATAGAACCAACTTTGTTTTCTGGACTACAAATTTCTTCAAATAATGATGGTTCTGGTAAAACTAGTTTTTGCGGGGAGAATGGTTTAGCTGTTATGAAAAATAACAGTAAAGGAATGGCAACATGGATGCCAGGTCAATTAGATAATGTTGCTTACATGAACTACAACGAAATATCTGTGCAAACTGGATTTATGAAAAAGGTATCCATAATAACACCTACAGAAATATCTACAACAGGAAGTAAAAGCAGAATAATCCAAACAGAAAATTATAACAAACGACTGCAATATTGTTATGAAACACCAACACCAATGTTTGGAGACATCGGAACGGCACAGACTGACGAAACAGGAAAATGCTATATAGATATAGATGATGTGTTCCAAGAGACAGTTAATACAGATGTTGAATATCAAGTGTTTTTGCAGAAAGAGGGTAAAGGCGATTTATGGGTAGAAGAAAAAACACCTACTTACTTTTTAGTAAATGGTACAGAAAATCTTAAGTTTTCGTGGGAACTTAAAGTTGTTCAAAGAGATTACGAATTTGAACGATTGGAAGAATATAACCACGAAGAAAAAGAAGAAGAGATAGACTATGAGCAAGAATATATTGACGAAATCAATTCGTTAATTGAAGAACAGGAGGAAATGTTAAATGAAACAGTTGAGTAGCTTTATGGCACTGAATATTGATGGTGGAGACAGAGTAACTTATACATACAATGATATTGACGATAACACAGGAGAGCCAATCAGCCGAAATAATAAGGGCAATTTTTACGTTGTTAACGATGAACTGAGGGAACATATTAAAGCTATTAGAGACTTCATCAAAGATAATAAACTGAATGATTAAGGAGTGATATTATGGCGGTTAATGTACCTCTTATATTAATTAATGATTTGCCAGAGCAGGAAATTCCCACGGATGATGTATATTTAATCATCGGTGGGAATGATGCAAAAAAAGTAAAGGTTTCAAATCTTTCAGAGTATTTGAAAAAGAGACTTCAAATTGAAGATATAACAACAAATATTGGGAATTTGTCCGAAAATATAAACAAAAAGCAAGATATTATAGAGGACACAGGATGGATTGAGTGTAAATACGGAAATGGCATCGTTCCATACACAAGTAATTCACACGCAAGAGTACGGAAAATTGGAAATATTGTATTTTTGCAGGGAACGTTAAAAAATAATACGGCATGGTCTACACACGATAGTATTTTAACGTTTGATAAAAAATTTGCGCCATCACAGGAAAGTCGTTTCTTATGTCAAGGAAGTGGACTTAACAGGTTTTTACTTACTGTCAGAACGACAGGGATATGTAAAGTTGAAAGATATGGAACAACTAAAAGCATTACTGTTGAAACAGGTGCGTGGCTTAACGTATTTGCTACATGGGTAACAGGGTAATAGGGTTTATATGATGAAAACAATTACAATAAATGATTTGGAAATACGCAATCTTGAACAAGATGATTGCATAATTTTATATAGCAATGATGGTATTAAAAAGACACCAGAAAGCACTGAAAGAGTTTTTGGAGAAATCTGGTGTAGAAGTAAAAGAGGTGGATGCAAATGGCAAAGATAAATGATTTACCGCTATTGTCTAATCCGACAGAAGATATGTATTGTCTGGTTGGAAAAGAGGATTTACAAAAAGTACCGTGGTCTGCGATTATGGGGCAGATTGGAGCACCTTATATTGCAACTACTGTCGCAGGTATGACAGACAAAACAAGAGTCTATGTCTATCAAGGTAGTGAGTCTGGTTACACAAGTGGCAATTGGTATTACTGGAATGGGTCTGCATGGACATCTGGTGGTACTTATAATTCGGCTGCGGTAGACACAGATAAAACACTTACACAATCAGATAAGCCTGCGGATTCGGCTATAGTTGGAAAGGAAATTGGTTCACTAAAGGAATCTATAGATGAGATAAAAAATAGTGGAACAGGATTGTCGAATACAGCAAAAAATTTATTGATTGCAATACTAAAGAACGCTGTCTATACAGTAAATCAAAAAACAAACATAGAAGCATTGGAAAATGCATTAAGCACCCAAAATACGCCAACAGATGCATGGTCGATTGTTCAAAACTTAACATACGTTACAAGCACAAATACTGCATTTAATGTAAAAAAAGGAGAATCATACACGACATCCCTTGTGGCAAATACAAACTACACAATTAACAGTGTAACAGTTGTTATGGGTGGCGTAGATATAACAAATACAGCATATAACAATGGTGTCATAACAATAAACAGTGTAACAGGAAATGTAACAATAACAGCTATTGCAAAGAAAAACAGTGGTGCACTATTACCTTCTGACGGATTGCTTGCAAATTTTGATTTCCGCAACAAAGAAATGACATCTTATAACCTTTCTGGTTGGGGAAATGTCTATAAATGTGATGATGAAACAGGTAATTATTTGACTTTTGGAACGTCTGCTAAAACAGCAAGTCAAGGCGGTATGGAACAGTATATATTTAGAGATGTTCGCAAAAAAGATAATGAAAGCAAATCAGTTGACCTTGGTACAGATTTCACAGTAGCAATGTATTCGACAGAAGTGCCTAATATACTTAATTCCGCCAAAAAAAGTAACACGTCAGCCGCAAAAATCATTCTTGCTCCAAGGTACATAAATACTTCTGCATCCGAGGTTATCGCAGGACAAACAACACCAGATATAGGTAGAGATAAATATATGTCGTTAATAATTACTGTATCGGGAAGTGTAATTAAAATGTACGTTGACGGTACATTACAAAAAACATATAACGGTGGAGAAATTACCGATTTTAAAAAATGGAAGTCAACGCCAGTGCAACCATTAACTGTTTACAATGAGGGGACAATAGCGGCAACAGTAATGTACAACAAAGCATTAAGCGATAATAATGTAACTGAGTTACATGCTTATTTTAAATCGTTGGAGGTGGAATAATGGCGAATCTATTTGACGGTAATGGAAATGAAATAGAAATCGGTGGTGGTGAATCTGGAAAACTAGATGTGACGGATTATAAAATTTACGAAGAGAGTAATGGCACACAATCACGGCAAGGTGTATTAACGTACAATGGACTAAATTTGTATCCGATAAATAAGCCAAATCAGCGAGAAAATGAAACAAAATTGTATTCTGGTGGACTTATGGTTACACTTGGCGATAGCTATACGGCATATTTGTCAAGTTATTTTGATAAATTTGCAAATGCTCACGGATTAATACAAAAAAATGTAGGACTTGCTTCGTCAAAAATTGCACGACCAGAGGGCGAAGGACAGGATACAATCAAGTCATTTGTGACGAGATTAGATGAACTGATAGCATCATTTCCTATTACAATAAATGGGAAAGCTTATGCAACTACGGACGTTAAATTAATTACATTCATGGGTGGGGCAAATGATTGGACTACAGTTGATGCAGGACAAGGCATTGATAGAATAGGAAACAGATACAGCACTGATAAAGGGCAGATTTATGGAGCAACTAAGTATTGCTTGGAAACTTTGCAAAAGACTTTTCCATCTGCGGATATTATTGTCATATTGCAACCAAATAATGGTAACAATACAGATTTTTGCGTTATGGAACTAAAAGAAAATATCATAAAAGAATGTGCTGAAATGTACTCATTGCCGATATGTGATTGTTGTTTTGATTTTTATTCGCCATCAAATCCGACAGAATTATCCAAGTATTGGCAAAGTGACAAATTACATCTAAATGCTGACGGGCATCAGAAACTGATTGATAAATTAGAGGTAACACTAAACACATTGGATTATTACAAGAGCTAGTTAACTAAAATGAGATTTTAACATATATTTCCACAAAATGAAAGGAGAAATTATGAATCTTAAATTACGTTTCAAGAATAAAGCAACATTAGTAGCATTGGCTTCTGCCTTAATTGCATTTATCTATCAGATTCTAGGAATCTTAGGTATCACAGCACCAATCACACAGGATGTAGTATCACAGCTTGTAGGTATCATCCTTAATATCTTAGTGGCTGTCGGGGTATTGGTGGACCCAACAACAAAGGGAATCGGGGATAGTGTCAACGCAATGTCTTATGAAGAATTAGGACAGGCAGTAGACCCAGATTATCAAGGACCTGTTGACTTAACAGAAAATACACACAAAGAGGTGGAATAAAATGAAATTTATCAACAAATTTGCTCATAGTTCCAATTACGGCGGAACTAGAAAGCTAAGTGATATTAAATATATCGTTGTGCATTTTACAGGGAACAAAGGAGATACAGCCTTAAATAACTGCAAATATTTTCAAGGACCAAACAGACACGCTTCTGCTCATTGTTTTATTGATGGTAGTGGAGTTGTATATAAATCTGTATCTCTTAAGAGAGTAGCATGGGCAGTAGGTGGATGTTATACTTTAAAAAATGGTGCAGGTAGCAAATACAAGGTTGCTACAAATGCAAACAGCTTAAGCATTGAAATGTGCAATTGCGTAGGTGGTGTACCGGCAGATGTGTACAAGGATTTAGTGTGGCTAGTTACATACTACATGAAAAAGTATAACATTGATGCAGATCACGTTATCCGACACTGGGATGTTAACGGCAAGGACTGTCCAGACCCATGGATTGGAAAGAATAACAAGGGATGGAACAAATTTAAATCAGACATTGCAGGCACCACAGCGAAAAAAACAAAGAAAGCAGGAGTATATGGAAAAGTCGTTACAAAAAGTGACCCGCTTATCCTTAGAAAGAGTGCTAGTACAAAATCTAAGATTGTTTGCACAATGCCTAAAGGCTCAACGGTACGGATTCTTAAAAAAGGTAGCAAGTGGCATAAAGTTAAATACCCTATCAACGGTAAGACAGGGTATTGTTCAGCAACTTACATAAAAATTTAA